TGCTGTTACAGTAGACGGTGTTATACTTGTGTCTAAATCTATAGGATTACTACTAGTAATAGTGTTTGATGTATTAAAAGTACCTGTTACATCATATAATGATAAGAATTTATTATTTTTAGTTGCTCTAAAGACTTTACCAGTTGCCCCGCTAGAAGCTTGAGTAACTGTTGCGTCTTTAGTAAAAGAGCCAGCGGTTCCTAATAATAGATTTACCTTTTCTCCTGAATCCAATGGTGTATTTGAATTAGCATTCCATTGCATAATCCTTGAAAACCTTTCTAAATCACCACACTCTGCTCCTATGAATTTACCACCACCAGAACTAGTTTCAGTACCATCTTCTAAATTAGCTATAGAATTGTCTCTTACTTGTGTTCTCACTAATCTATACATATTATAGAAACGTGAGTTACTATCAAGTGGATTACCTAAGGTATCGTGAGTATATCTCTGTGATACTCTTGATAAAGTACCATAATTTAATGCAGTAGCTGTGTTTGTTTTATCATATCCCATCGTTAGAGTTAATGTTTGTTGTGTACCACTATCTCCACTAACGGAAGTTACACCGGCTGAAACAGAACTTTGAGTGTTGTGTAAAGTATCTACCAACCTTTTATCAAAATCATAAGAAAAAGTGTCAATCTCATTATTAGATGCTCTTGCATAACTTTCAGAAGCGTCTAATGTAGCTATAGTATAGGGGTCATCTAGTTCTACTATTGGGTTTCCGTTAGATAGAACTGCTACACACTTATCAGTATCTGGAGTAGGTGTAGCTGCTGCATAGAAATCGTGACATAATATATATATCCTGTCACTATCACCTAATGCATCTATGTCATCTAATTTAACTTTATATAATTTATGTATGTTAGCTATATCTCCTGTAACATCTGCTCCCTGATTTATACTTATTGAAAGACCAGAAGTACCAGCTGTGGCGTCAGTTATATTACCAATAGTGTTCATAGTAACTATAGCTTGTGCACCAGTACCAGATATTGTGGTTCCTGAAACTGCTGACAAAGCTGACCTTGTAGCTGTAGCTATGGTAGCAGCAGAATCACCATCAGTATAACTTACGGTTACACCAGTTTTTCCACCCACAGATGGGTCAACACCTTGCGCTTTACCTTGCGTATCTACATTGAGTGTTATCCTACCATTATTTGTTGTTACATCAGCTACTGCTCCACCAACATTCATTTCATATGATACTACAGCTCCTGCAACAGTTGCATCTATTGGGTCAGCAGAGCCAACACTAGATGTAGCTCCTACAATATAAGTACCGTTATCTATAGCATCTTCTAGTGCTATCGCAAAATGGTCGTTTGTAGTCTGACCAACATCTGATATATCTACTTCAACTGAAAATGTGGCACCGAAAGGTGCTGATTCAGACCCTGTATTAAACCAATAATCATAAGTATCTCCATCTGCTTCTGTAAAAGTTATCTTTGCGTTGGCTAATTCTGATTTTGTACCTGAACCTGTTGTACCAATAGTAACTCTACCTGCTTCTTTCTTTGCAGCTTGTCTGTACCATACGTAATAAGCAGTACCAGAGTTGTTAATTGTCCAATACTTTCCTGTGTTAGATGAAGTATAACCATCATTAGCATCACCTGCTGCCGTTGATACTACATCGTCTATTAATGTAACTGTAGTTGTTTCGTATGCACCAGATGTGAATGTACTACCTTTAGGTACTGTATCATTAGTTATACTTATACCTGATAACATACTTGATTTTTGTACTTCTATATTAGCATATTCTCTAATTTGTTTAGACTCTGTATTAGCTGCTTCAAGTGTAACTGTTGGTAAAGAACTCACTGTTGAGTCTGTATAAGCGTAAAGTAAAGGATTAGTACCAGATATAATGTCGTTATCTATACCTGCGTATATTCTCTTCCTATCTGATTTAAGTATAGCTATAGGTTGTCTATTAGCAGGTACAAAGTGTGGTATTTTATCACTAGCTGCTTTTTCTTCTCTAACTAAAGATGTATTATTCGCACCAGCGCCTACTGTAGATGTGCCTGATGCATATGTTAAGTCATCTAAATCTGCATAACCGGGATTAGCATCGTTAGTATACCATTTAGAATGGAACCCGTCTATAGACTGTGCTTTTATAAGTGGCCAAAAAGAACCATGTTTAGTATAAATATGTGATGTAATAACAATTGTACCAGACCTATCAGGCTCTACAAACTCTAAATTAGCTTTTTCTGGTGAATTATCTTCTCCATCATCCCAATCTATGTATACTCCTGCTACTAAATCGTTAGTTTCTATTCTATACCAATACTCTTTAAATATAAAATATGGTACTGTTTCATTGCCGTTATATACGGTTCCTCCATTTGAGTTGACTGTGCCTACAGTTATTTGCCCTGTAGCGCCTCCTGCCAACGCGTTTGTGTATGAATTGTATACTTTAATTATCTCTCCTGCCATTTTATCACGTTCCGTCTATTTTGAATGCTGCTTTTCTAAATGCTATTTCTGGAGAGGTTGCAACATTGTCACCTCTCAAATTATGATAATCGAAAACAAATAACCTTGCGTTGTAAATTTGTGGTTGACCGTCACTTACAGAAGCTATTTCTTCTAAATTCTTTTCTACTATTATACTAGAGTCGCCACCTTGGTCATTAAAAGTTATTGGGTAAATTATATTTCCATTACCATAAATTAATATTTCTTCATATTTGCTAGCAAAATCACCTATTTGTAAGTAATCATTTGAACCTGTACCAACAAATGTATTACCATATTCCCATTGTGATGCTGTAGATGACTGCGTAGCTGGTCCACTCTGTGCTTCTAATTTACCATCCATAAATAGTTTAATGTTACCGTCAAGTATATCAGGGTCAAATGTAACTATTATACATACTGGGGTTTCACCATCTTTTGGTATAGTTCGTGCAGATGTTACTACTGTAGAAGTACCAGACGATGGAGCAAGTGTTGCCTTTACCTTTCCAGAATCTACTTCTATCTTTAAAGCACTTGTTCCTGTCGATTTTATTTCTAACAAAGTACCATCTGATGCGTTTGCGTCAGGTATACAGTGCATAACTACTGAACCACCAGTAGCAATCTCACTTAAATTAGTATATCCAGCCCTGTAAGGAAACTGTTGTGCACCTAGTACACCTGTGTATAATGCTCTACCTGCTAGACCATCTATTACTTGTCCAGCACTAGTACCATGTACATTAGAATTATAAACACCATCAGTTGTAGCATAAACTACGTCAACGTTAGTATCACTAATAGAGTCTTTGTTTATACTAGATTCTCTACCATATAACTTCATTCTTTTAATATTACCACCTCTTATTGTACCACGTGAGCCTTGCCATGGTTCTGTATCTGTATTTTCGTTGAGAGGTGCATAACCTACTATACCATGATATTTACTTTTAATAGGTTCTTTAGATATTAATAAATATCCATACCATAAATCTGAACCACTAGCTGTGTATGTAAACTCAGGATATTGTGGATTAACTTCATTAGGAGTAACTGCTAAACCGGGATGGTCTGGCATCTGTGCTAAATATTTAGTAACAAACTGTGGTATCAAATCTTTTTCTTGTACTGAACTGACACCGTCAAAAGATGAGCTATCTAAATTACTTGAATAAAAGTGTAATTGTGCTCCTTCTTGATTACTACCGTTCGACGACATTAATAAACTAATCATACTGTCTTCCTCTGGAGAAGCAGCCATTAAATTATCTATTGGTATCCTATTGACTCCTACGGTTGGTCTAAATGTATTGACTTGACCTCCAGAAGCAGTCTCGTTATCAAAGGTACCGAATCCAAAATCAACATTCAACTCATAAGGAGCTCTTTCTTTATTTGTTATATCAAAACTCCTTGCGTTGCTATAGAAAGTTTTTCCTGAAGTATTAACGAAAAAGTCGTCTTCGTTAAAAGTAGTACCTGTTACATACCCACTACTTGGGTCAGCAATAGGTAAAATTGAACCGTAAGCCCTTTCAGCATGTTTTGGATAATCGTAATGTGTAGGGGCAGAAGTTTGACCAGTCCTATCATATCTACCTTTGAGTGATAATCTATGTTGGTCTATCATTATATTAACCCAGTACCTATATGGACTAATAAATAAGACAGGTAAATTAGAAAATGTTAATAATGTAGGCAAGTACACACCTTGTTTACTAGAAGAACCACCAATATTTCCTAATGACGTATCTCTTATAATTTCTATTCTACCGTCTTCGTTGGTGCTTAGAATTTTTACTATAGTGGCTGTACCACTATCATTATCAAAAGCTGTCGCAGCTGTAGCAGTAGTACCATATTTATATATTATATATAATTCATCCTCATTATATTTGATAGCATTTTTATCAGCTATTTCTATTAAAGCTTTGTTGGAAACTACAGATTCTTCACCATCTGGTATAGATGTTATTCTTGAAGAAGCGTATATATTTTCTCTTCTTGTCCAGTTTGTAAATGCATTTTGGAATTGTAGAACTCCCTTTTGTGAAAAGTTATTCACATACATAGTTTTATTAGTAGTACCACTATAAGCTAAATCAGTAGTATCTGCTGGTCCTGTCATTATATCATTATTATCGGTGTTACCTATAGTGAACTTTTTAAATAAAGATTGTCCTATTCTAGCAACAGTTGCGCCACCACTATGTGCAGCAACTGAATCAGTACTTGTTATACCTCTATTAACTGTGATAGCATTAGTAGCAACCTTAGTTACTTCCAAATGCTCACTATCTACCTTTAATATATCTCCTATTTCTATATCATGTGGTGTGTTAACATTAAAAGTTACAGGGTCTGTAGTATTAAGTAAACCTGAACCACTAACTGTCGTCACATTTTCTGTACCTGTAGAATGTACATCTATAAAATCACCTAATTTTTTAGTATCATCTTGGAAACCAGCTACCATTTCAGTTAATCCTGTACCTGCTGAGCTGTCTTTTACTTCTGTAGGAAGTTGTCTACCAGCTGTATCTAAGAAATCATTAAATAATAAGAATTTAGGGTCTGCAAGAGAACCTACTAAATTTGTTGTAGTTTTAAATCCTAGAGCTAATACTGTAGGAGTTATACTTCTTTTTTCTTCATATGTGTTACCACTTCCACGTAAGTTAGCCCATCTAGGTTCATAAGCAGGTTTAATTATTGTTTCATTATCGTTGTTAATTACGTTTTGCCCTGCTATATTAGCTGGATTTTCACTATTAATACTCATATTTATTAATGTAGGTGAAGCACCTTTAATCATAAAATCATCAAAGTGAGCTACAGTTTTAGCTAAGAAATACGGTTTATATCCTTTAGGTGTAGTTATAGCTTCATCATATTCTACACCTCCGTTTTGTGTACCTGCTGAAAAGAAGTCGTGTATATATCTTGTTGACGCAGAACTAGAAGCAGTTCCATCCATATTCATAGAACCTCCTGACATATTACCATAGTTACAAACCCATATACTCATATGTTTCAACCAGTGTGTAGTATTTAACGGTTCATCTATATCTCCGTGTGCGTTTGTTAATTTTAAATCAGCACCACTACCAGAACCGTCAGCACAATCATTAGGAGACACAAGACACATAGGTCCTTCAAAGGCACCTTCTTCTGCTTCGGCATTATATTCTTTTTGGTCAGCTACTAATCTTCCTTCTTCCTGACAATGATGAACAGTTAAATAAAATCTACCGTGTCTTCTGTAGTTTTGTCCTGACGCACCAGATTGGTCTGTTGATAATTTAAATTCTAACCATGTTGCAGCAGGTATTCTTATGTTATCTGCGTTGGAAGCTGTGCCTGAAGATGTTTGGGCAAAAGAAATATCGTTTGTAAGCGTACCAGATTGTTGACAGTTAACCATTACAGAACCGTCTAAATCTGAATCTTGGTCTGTAGTACTATTATTATCAGCAATAACTTGAGCAAAAGGTACAACTCTCATACCTTGTGCAGTTATACTTCCTCCTGACCCTATACCGGGTCTATTTTCTATAACAAACCCACATATATCATGGTCCCAATTTGATTTATCAGCAGTAGGATTGTGCCTTTGTATATAATCAGCAAAGGAATCATTTTCTTCTGGTTCTTTATTAGAAAATACTACTGCTATACCTCTTCTAAATGGTGTAGCAGAAGATGTTGAGGAACCATTACTTGATAGTGCAGTATATTGTTGTGCCATTTCTGGTATATTTAATTTAAATGAAATTTCATATTTACTTGTAGGTTCTTTATTAGTCACTGAATTAGTTGATAAAGCATCAGGGAACATTTTAACTGGTGCAGGTATGTTCTTTTTACATACAAAAATATCTTGAGCCAAAGGATTTATTGTGCCTCCAAATTCTTTATCTAATTGTTCTGCGGGGTGAGTAGCGACGTCTTTGTCATGATAACATGCCATACGCATATTACCACCATATAGACTATTTTCATTAGAAAAGTTTATACTACTCTTTGCCATCATATCTTCAGTAGAACCGGGTGTAGCATCATCTACTCCAGCACCTGTCGTAGGTTTGGGATAATCCTTTACCTCCTTAATCATGTCCCACCATGAAGATGTTACTGTCATAGCCGTTTCGTCTCTTTCAGAAATTGTAAAGTCTTCGAAAACTTTATCATATTTAATCTTATTTTTTATATCTTTATGTTTAAAGGTAGGTTCAAAGTATGGTCTGTTTAATCCACTGAAATCACCAGCATTACGTGCTGCTGATAAATCTTTAGCTCTTTGTTGACCGCTGTATAATGCTGTACCTGCCGCTATAGCCATGGTCAATGGTCCTCCTAACATTTTCGCTGGAGCTTTTCCTACTGCATATCTTGTTTGAGCCATCGGTCCGCTTTTAACTTGAGTAAACATACCAGCTGAATTACCTGATTTATTAGAAAGTTTTATAGCGTTACCTTTATTAGGACCCATTGTAGCTAAGTGTTGTTGATATTCAGTGTGTAAAAACATATTTTTAGCCATAAGTTTATTACCACGCATATGTGTATTGGCTTGAATCATATTAGAATGTTGAGCACCAGCATATGTGCCAGCAGCTCCTGCACCTACAGCTCCTGCGTTTCCTACACCAGTAGCGGCTGTAGGGGCGAATGCTGGGTGACTTAATAAATCTTGTTTTTCTCCTACAGGGTTTGCAGGTTTCCATTTATTAGGTGGGTCATTTTCATCAGCAGGTTCTAAGAAAACAACTGTTTCTCCATCACTGTTTGTAGAGCCGTAAAAACCTGCCATCTCTACCTTAGAAGCTTCGTTACCTCCACCAAGCTTTTGAATTGCGCTTTTAGCCTTATTAATAAAACCAGCTGTGTTTTCTACAGCTTCTTTGACTGTAATATATGGTTTAGTTCCTGCAAATACTTTACCTGATGAGGTATATTTGTACATGGTCTTAGAAATATCTGAAGAACCTGAGAAATCTTCATGTAAAACTTTATGTGTACCATCGTAATTGTGATAAGCTAACAAAGCTGCTACGTCAGACCTTTGCCATGCTGAACCATTTTCCCAAGCATAATCGTAAGTTTGATGAGCATCATTAACGGGTTTCATAGCACCTTCTGTTAAACCTTCCTCACCATATTTCATTTTATATACATCAATAAGAGGCATAACTGAATTTTGAGCTACATCGCCTGAAGCTGTAACGAAATTTAAATCAAACCCTACCATTTGTGCTTTAGAACCATATTTAGGTTGTGGTTTAACTCTGAAGTCTAATAATGCCATTCTAGAGTCTTTTCCTGCTTTTACATTCAAAGCTGGAGCTGTACCATCTGATAAGTCACCGAAGGCCGTGTGTAAGGTTATATCCTTAGTAAGTGTAGTATCATCAGTTCTGTCTGATACTCTGTAAAAAACTGTTCCGTTACTTGTGTATTCATCTGCCATATTAAATCATTCCTCTATTCATCGTAATTCTCTGTGTCTGTGGTAATACTTCAGCTATCTTTTCTGCAAATTTGTCTGCATCATAAACATCACCTTGTATTATAATTTGTGGTCCACCTGTTCCTGCGTCTGCCATGTTCTGTGTTTTTGATATAATAGATTCTCCGGGTTCTACTAATACCATACGGTGGTCTGGCCTACCTCCTGTATCATACATAGGTATTCTGCCACCAGTATCCATAATTGGTGTTTCCATTGCTTGACTACCAGTTAAATCATATTCTTTCATTGGTGGTAATTCAGGTGTTTTCATCATCTCACCAACTAATCTAACATAAGCTGCTCCTGCTGCTGCACCAGTTGCAATTGCCAGAGCAAAGGCACCGGGTCCCATCATTCCTGCTCTAAATGCTTGCATAGCTATGGCTGCTGCCATTATACCTCCACCAAGAGCTCCCCATGCCATTGCTGCATCGTTTGCGCCTTTGGCTGCCTGTAGTGTAGCGTATGATATAGCTAATAATCCTGTGAAAGACGCAGCTTGTGCTAACATTAATTGTTTATAAGCTGCTGTTTTCATAGCTATTGCGGAAGCACCCATAGTTGTAGCTTGTGCTAATTGCAATTCTGCTATAGTATTTTGGAATAACATAATAGTAGACATAGGTATAATCTTATTCATTGTTCTAAACATAAGAACCATTTGCATACCTTCTATGCCTATCGCACCAATTATTGTTGCTACTGCTTTGAGTGGTATAAGTATCATATTAAATACGGCAATTGCTGTATCTGCTTCACCAGCAAAATTCTTAAATATATTAACTGTTTGGTGTAATAGTACTGTAAGTTGTTTGAAAGCTTCTATAACGAATTTCTTTATACCTTTACCTAGTTGAGTAAGTTCTTTTTGGCCATCTGGTAAGGTTGTATATATCAAATCAGAGAAAGATTGTATCATATTATGTAGCACCATATGGAATTCATTCATAAATCCACTGGCTCTACCAATCTCGTCGGTAATGATAAATGGAGCCATTAGTGCGTTTTTAAGTATCTGTATCTGATTGTGTAAAGATTGTTGCTGAATTTCTGCCATTTGTGTAGCAGAACCAGCTGAATTTTGTAAATCTCCTACTGCTTGTTCGAATTCATCAACGTTTTGTACTAAATGAACAAACGCTGTAGCACCACGAACGTTTAAATCCTCTAATAATGTTGTCATCAGTTCAACATCTGTAGATGTTTCACCGAATGTATCGTGGAAATCACGTGCTATTTCTGTTAATTGTCTGAATGTACCATCTGAATTGGTTACTTCGATGCCCATTTTTCTAAATGCTCTTGAGTTATCATCTGCACTTTCTGCAAACTCTGCTAAAGCCTGTCTTAAACCACGACCTGCAATACCTGCTTCTAAAGCACGGTTAGTTAAAACTTGTAAAGAACCTAATAACTGGTCTACACTCTGACCTGTAGATACAAAGAAAGGCATAGCGAACTTAACAGCACTAGCTAAATCTTGGTATTCAATTAAAGACTTGTTAATAGCAAAAGCAAACTTATCAACAAGTGCAGCACTATCTGACATTTCTAAACCGAAACCGAATATTGTCTGTGTTGTTAACTTAGATATAGTATTATGGTCACCTTGAACAGCCATAGATAGTTTCAATGTATTGTTTAAAACTTCTACCGAATCATTAGCACTCAAACCTGCCGAAGCAAGTTGGTATAAACCAGTGGTTGCGTTTTGTAATTCTACACCATAATTTAAACCGAACTCTGCTATTTGGTCAGATAATCCAAATAAAGTGTCTTGTGTGGTCTGGAAAATAGATTGAGCATTAATTAATTCGTTTTCGAAAGCTTGGAATGTTTGAAGAACTTCATTTAGTTTATAATAGAAAGCTGCTACAGCAGCAGTAGAATAAATAAAAGCATTACGTAGAGTAGTTCCTACTTGTTCTGTTACCCTACTTATCTGTTCACCTGCTTCTCTTCTGAGTTGTATCTCTTCTCGAAGCATGTTAATCTGCTCTCTTTCTGCATTCTGAAACTCTTTATGGTATTTTTGTGCTAATCTTCCTACCTCATCCTGAGTTAATTTATTTTCCTTTTCTAAAGCTAGCGCTTCTTTTTCTAAATCTAAAAGGGCTTGTCTGGCAATCTTATCCCCTTCCATAAGGGTACCCATCTGTTTCTTAAGATTAAATTCTTGGTCTACAACTGCAAGTATTTGTTCTCGTTCAGCTCTTTCTCTAGATGCATAGTCTGTCATTGTTTCGACAGAACCAAAACCTGAACCTGCTAATTTTGCTACACCTCTATCTTTTAATGCTGCATTTAAAGACCTAAATGTATTTTTCATATCTTTAGCAACAGATTTAGTTTTCTTACCTAAAGCATCTAAACCACTTGTATCTGCACTTGCTCTTTTAGTAGCAGATGTTGCAGCTCTTGCTACTTTACCTGCTACTGATTTAGCTGCTGCTTCCCTACCGGCTATCAACCTATTTGTAGAATCTGTAGAAATACTTTCTAAATCCTTCAAATTACGTTCTAATTCTGTTCTTCTTTCAGCAGATGCTTTAGTAGCACCTTGTTTAGCAACTAAGTTTATCTGGTCTACAGTATCTCTAATCGTACTGACCGCGTTCCTTCTCGACCCTCGGCCTACGAGGAAATCAATCTGGAATGCTAGACCTGTTAAACTTGCCATTTTATCTTCCTTTTAATAACTCACTGAAATCTGTAGGTTTGCGTTTTTTACCAAACCTTGCTTGCATTGCTTGATATTTAGCGTATTGAGACCTTACTTTAGGTTTCTTTTTAGCCATTTCGCCAATATCATCAGAATCATAACCATCAAACGCATGTAATACGTTGTAATTATTAAGACCTGTTAATAATGCAGTTAATTCGTGACGGGGCGTTTGTTTTATTTCATCCCAACTCATGTTGAGTTCTTTCATGAGGGGAATCCAAAGATTTACCAGTTCTTGGGCATTTTCTGCCCAATCTAAAAATCCGACTTTGAGTCACCACCAAGAACTACTGTACTTAGACTGTATCTCAATGTTGAAGGTAACTCTTCCCAAATAGATGCGTCAATAGTTGCGCCATCAGGGTTCATCGAATTAGCTTTTTCAATCATAGCTAAAACTTTAGCAGAACCTATCTTTTGGTACGCTATATTCTTATCATCTTCTGATAAGTCATCACTTGGGAGTGCCATTTTTGGTTCCTCTGCTTCTGTTAACTCACACCATTGGACTGTAATATTCTTTCCACGGTATTCAACATCTTTGGTTGAAACTTCATTTGTTAACGCTTTCAATTCTTCTATTGTCCATACTTCTGACATTTCTTTTTCTCCTTATATTGTATGGGGGAATTCCACCCCCATGATTTGTTTATTTATAGATTTTGATTGGTTCGGTCATACCAGACTTTTTAGTCCAGTAGTATTTCTTACCATCGCCATCTGTGTAAGTTCTATTTAAAAGTTCAGGTTCTTCAACCTTCTCTTCTTTTTTTACTTCTTTTTTGACTTCTTTCTTTTCTTCGGCCATTATTCACCTCACATTGCGGTTGCAGCTGTAGCTGTGTTAGCACCATCGAAAACATTACCGGTTTTAACACCGTTAACAATCAATGGAGCAACCATAGAAACAAATGTAATTGTTTCGTCATTTGCTGCATCGTTAGATGTAGTGTGTGTATATTCACCCAAAGTACAGTTTCTAAGAATCATAACAGTTCCATCCTTAGCTGAAGCACTAGAAGCTGCTTTTAATTGGATAGCTACTCTGTAACCGTAAGATACTGCGCTGTTATCATCTGTAGATGATTTAGGGTCAGTTGTACCGTTAGCTATTTTCACATGAGCACTTGAACCAGTTGCTAGTCCATCTCCTAATATTAAACCGTATTTTGCTGAGTGGAGTCCAGTACCATCTTGACTTGACCCAGTTTTACATATACCTTGTGCCATTAAAGCGAAAAGTGGTGTGCTTTTCTTCTTTGTGATAGTCACACTTAAGTCATCTTTAACTTTACTCTTACCTATGGTTTTAGTACCAAAGTAAGAAATATCTTCATCCATAGTTCCAACAGACAAATCAACACCTGTGATATCAGCTAAGTTATAACCTGTATAACCTATGTGAGTATCTCTTGGTGGTATTTGTAGATTAGTGTTAGCTGTAGTAAATGTTCCAGTATCTGCTGCTAACATTTCTCTGTTGTTGTGAGTTTCTACTAAAATTCCTCTATCATCGTGTTCGGTTGTTATCCAAACCTTCACATCAGTTCCTGTGTAATAAGCCATCTATAGTCCTCCAAATGCGTCTGCTACTTGTTCTGTAGTGTCTGCACCATCTAATATAATTGGGTCTACGTAAGAAAATAAAGTTATTGATTCTTCTTGCGATGCATCTGGCGACATACTAGTTGTATATTCTGTAATACAACAGTTTGGTAAAATAAAAGTTTCACCACCTGTGCCAGTTGCGAACTTAAGATAAACTCTATATCCGTAACCTGTATAATCGGGCTGTTGTCGCCCGTCTGCTAGTCCATCACCGTCTTCGTTTATACCGAATCTTGCTTCGTTAAAACAAACGTTCCACACGTTATCTTTCTTTTTACGTGTTAGTGTGACAGAATTTTCCTTTTTTATCTCTGCTTTTAAGATGTTTCTTTGTCCTATGAACTGAACATCTTCATCCATAGTACTGAGTGATATGTCTACGCCAACCATGTTATCAGGTCTGTTATCTGCTGTAGCGTTGGATATCCCATCATAAGTTTGGGTTCCAAAAACACTATTGCTGTTTTTTTGTAACTTTGGACCTGCGAACAAACCGGCTGCGTCGTCTGCTGTAACAAAATCATCTATAGAACCGCTTGCGGCAGCAAAGTCTTTTAAAACCATTTGCTCCACGCCAACATCTCCAGAATTTTCTTCTGCTACAAGACCGAAACTTGCGTTCTCAGTAGTAAGGGCGATATCTAAATCTCTTCCTAGGTAGTATGCCATACTTGTTTCTCCCACATTCCGTCGAATGTGTATATAGTTATAGTAAACGGTAGTATATAAAGCTTTCCCTAATTCTTCGGATTAGCACCCATAACTTCCATCTTTTGAGAGCGTCCACCCTGATAAAATACACCTACGTATGGTGCTACCCATGTATTTGCCCTCAACCATGTGTTTAAACCTTTATACTCATCAGCTTTATTTTCATCACCTTGAATGAACATATCTCCTATTTCTTTGTTTCTAGGATTAAAACCTTCATAACTGGCTGAAAATATAGAATGGTCAAACCCATTTCCATCTTTCCATACATTAGAAAAGGCTCTACCTTCTTGGTAGCCTTGTCTTACTACCTGTTGAGCTTTACCTTCCATCATACCGGGTTTATCTACTGTTTCTTCTATCAGTTCTTGTATAGCTGCTCCAAGTTCTGCATTTACTGAGGAAGCTTCGAATGCTACCGCTCCCCCCGCAACTTGATATCCCATTGCGGTTGGTAGTAAAGTTGTAGGAACCATAGCTTGTCCATATACAATCTGTTCTAAATTAGTATACATAGAATCCATATTCCACATCATATTAGCTAACTGTATTACATATTGTCTCATATCTGCATCCATTCCTAATTCAAACTGCATAAACCAATCCATAAATAAAGTATGGTCTTGTTCTATTTGAACTGACCTAAGAAATAATTGAGGTATGGTAGTTCCCGGTTCATCATCAAGCAAAGCAAATTGAGGTTTAACTAACATTTCAGCATTGGGGTCTTTACCTAAAATAACAGCATCGAAAAAACCATCACCTGTTAACGCTGAAAAGTCTGCACCTAAAACGTGCAGTGCATGTTCAAAAGCATCTTTAATAGCAACTCTTTTGATTTCCTCACCAGCAGCATTTATTGCCATTTCTTCAAATCTCCCTAGATTATTTTTTATAAAATCTTGTATGTCTGAACCTCTTAAAGCGTCACCAGTTTTTCCTGTCTGTGCACCTGAAGCATCCATTCTAGTAAAACCTGTTCCTCCTTTTTGCATATCTCTTATTAATTCTCTCACAGCGTTGAAAGATTCATCTACTTTACTTTTACCATACATCTTTTGCACAACTAAGAATAAGTCTTGAATCATCGCATTAACTTGAGCTACAGAATCCTCGTAGTGTGAAATTAACTCTGGTTGTAAAACCTCATTTATTTGTTGTTCGCTTACTTCTTTAGAAAAGTCTATCGATGATTTAAATTTACCTATAGACATGTGAGTACCTTTATGCATGATTCTAGACTGTGTAACGTCCACTCTGTAAAACGAACTACCAACTTTAAACATTATATCAATAGGATTAGCTCCTCCATATGTCTTCATCATATCGTCAGAATCTGTTAATACTTCTATGTTATATCCCATCTTCTGAAGTATAGCTGGTATCATTTCTTCTGGAGCTTGTCCGGGTCTATCTACTTCTGATTCTATAAAAGTATCCATGTCTGTTCTTCCTTCTTCAGCTATTTCTGGTAATTTCTTTCCCATCATACCAGCTATCATATTCCTCCAGTTAGTAAGTAATGCTGTAGAGTATTGTCCAACACCAGACGCATAACTAGTCATTATTTCGTTATATGCTGAATTCTTACTTAGTAAATTATCTGTTTTCTCTTTAGGATTATCACCGGGTATAACATCAGAAACATTCTCTATAGCTTTTGCATAATCTTTAGCATAGTTATACCATACATGGTTACCACGCATAAACGAACCTTGTGGCCCATTGAATGTTAAAGCCTCTTGATGCATAATCATGCCTCCTGCGTGTTGTTTATAAAAATAACCGGGGTCAGCCCAGTTCTCTGAAAATGTAGGTACATATCCACCTGTCAACGAGAAGATAGCACCAGACTTAGCTGCTACTCTTGGCACAGCTTCTGGAGCGTGTCCAAAAGGTATTCTTTGACCTGACTTGTCAAATTCAAGCCTATGTTGTGCTGATTCGTGATGTGCTACATTCTTTACTAAAGGCTGGTTTTCAAACTTCTCTGAGAATGTAGTGGTTCCAATATTTCTTCTTTTAGGCTTTGAAGCCATCAAATTAATCTTGGCCATTATCTTTTATTTAAGAAAACAACAGACATACGACATGTAGCGCCATACCATTGAACTTGAGGCATATGTCCTATATCATTCCACGCTAGCACGTTTCTCTGTATTATTTCTAAGTCCTCCTCTTCATATGTATCCCAGTCTATATCTTGTAAAGAATTGGCTACGTTTAACATTAACCAATTTAATAATCTTCTTTGTTTGTAGTCAGTACCACCGACTGTAATCTTGGTATCTCTATCTACCACTAGGTGTATCATAAAACCTATACCGTATGCTTCACCAGAAGATGAGGTAGTATCATCTCCAAACATAATAGTTTCTCCAAAGAATTTTTCTTCTATACCAGAAGCTACTTGTTGTACAATGACAGCTGGGAACTTCAATTCTTCTGTTTCTGGAAATTGTCCATAAACAAATATATCATCACCAGTACCTGTCAAGTTATTTACCTTATCACTTATACCCATCATCAGGGCTCTTTCTATTACATTTAAATAATCTTTAGCCATATGCTCTTCTCCTTGAGGTTCTATCTCCTCTTACTCTTACAGCACCTATCTCCATATATTCATCTCTATAATCTTTAATACCTTCTATTCTCCATTCAGCTTCTTTATAGAAATATACATCTTTAAGCTCTACTAAGCCAGAGCTTGTAGTAAGTACTAGGCTCAATAAATCATAAGTGGATGCACCATAGAGCTTATCTATATCTAATATAGTGTTATCTGTGCCAGCTGTAAGTTCTGTCCTAACACCATCTTTATAGACCGATGTAGTGTCACCTGCTTCTATATCTCTTAGAGGTACATCAATAGTGATATACTCGCTGCTAGATAGAGCCAATGAACCGCTCCATGTAAGACTCTTAGTTGAGCCTCCTTCGTTTCCACTTAGAGCTATCTTCGTTAATGTAGTGCCCGACTTTATTTTAAATTGAAGCCTATCTAGTTGATAACCAGCTGACTTATCATCAAACGTTTTTATTGTGTGAGATGTGCTTGTTGCAGAGTAATCTGATGCAGTAAAAATTATCCTTTCTATATCTATCAATTTGTCATAAGTTTCTAACTCGTTAAACTGCGTTGTTTCACTAAAATTATCTAACGCTAAAATGTAGTCTAAAGATGGTGCATAAAAGGTACAAGCTCCTGTAATCCTGTGTCCTGTCCTTTCTAATTCACCACGACGGCTAACAATGGGGCTTTGAAGGCATTTAAGGCCCGGTAGAATAAGTTCTGGACTATCTGCATGGTAAGCAGCGTTCGTGCCCTCAGATTGCGCTGCATGACTATTGGACTCATATCCAAAATTCACAGCTGGTCCTGATAATGTACCACCAGATTTTGTTGTTTTAGTTTCTTTTCTATAAATTGGGTCTCTAATAAAAACTAGGTCACGTACTTGACTCGTACGATGTCTCATCTGCCTAAGAAGTTTAGGCAAGTTTACTCTACCTAGTTTTAAATTACTCATACTATCCTATATTGCGTGGACGTTTACGAACATTCAAAGTACTGTCTGAACCATCAATGTTCTTTTTCCAATCTATATCTCCCAATTGTGGGTCTGCGTTATAGGTAGAAGTTTTTATACTTAGTGCATTCTTTTGTAACAGTGCATCATTTGCCATGTCTAAGAATTTACCGTATGGGTCATCTTTTGTGAATGACATAAAAATATCACCTATCTTCATATCTTCTACTCCCATACCGTTCTGTGCTATACATAATAAATAAGACGTATAGTAACAGACTGCTTGGTCTACTAAATCATTGGTATTCACTGTAAATGAAGTACCTTCCTGCTCTTCTACCCATTCAATTGCCATAGTCACGAGAACCGACAAATCACTATCATCTACTTCCGCAGATTCTATACCTGTCAGTAATCTGACTCTTGTACCTAGTTTATCTAGGGTCATTGTCGAATCTCTTGTTATTGCCATATTACCACTTTACTTTGTTTGCCCAGTATGCTGCTGACATTTTACCTTTTGCAATGTTTTTACCATGTCGGGCTTTAAAGCTCTTTCTCCTTGCTTTTTGTCTTTTTGATTCACCCTTCTTTGGCTTACCTGCCGTTCTAACGCCTTGTTGTCCAAACCTAATAAGTTTAGTTTTAGTTCCAACTTTAGCAACAACCACGTGTGATTTCTTAGGGTGATTAGGAGTTCTTTTAGGTTTGTTGTAACCTGATACTCCTGCTCTTGTTAATTTTGCATCTTTCTTTTTTGCTGCCATTTATTTACCTGCCTTTTTCATCGCAGTCTTGTGAGACTGTGTAAAAGATTCACCCTTTTTCATTGCTACAACCATAGCTCTAAGGTGTTTCGCTGTGTGGTGTTTACCATGTCTTTTCATCGCTGTTACTTGTCTTTTGTTAAGTCCAGCTAGACTAACACCCTTAATTTTCTCAATAGCCATACTTTTTCTTTTTTGATGTTTTCTTCTTCTTTGTTTTATAAGCCATCATTTAGACCTCCTTACTGCTTTTGCTACCTTTTTAGAATATTTAGCACGACTACCAACTCCACCAGCTTTACGTTTCTTACGATTCTCAGCTGCTTTTTGAGATTTAGTTAGTCCTGCTCTAACACTCTTAGGGAGATAACGTCCCCTCTTTGATTTAGGCTTCTTCTTATCAGCCTTGGAAATATAATCCCATTTTTGTTTAGTCCAAGTAGACAATGATTTTTGGGATTTCTTCTTAACCATTAACGGTAGCCTCCACCATTAGCTTTGTATTGTTTTGCTAGCATCTGTGCCTTTCTTGCGGACCATTGTCCGGGTGCTCCACCTTTACTACCTGCTTTGATTCTGTTAAATAATCTTTTTCTCATAGTAGGTTTGGTATAATTTCCTGCTTCGTTAACTCTTGATTTTGATTTCTTTTTTGCCATTACATCATCCCCCATGCGCCAGCTCCAGTAGCTGCTGTCAAAGCTGCACCTACCAACCAGCGTACTTGTCTTTTAATATCTTCTTCCCACATCTCGTGGTGCGCTAAATGATTTGTGAAAAGGGTTTCGAACTTGTCCATTCTGTTATAAATGTTCTTAATCCTTTCATCCATGCGAATCAATAGTTCTATTTTTTCCTTTTCTTCCATCTTATACTCCTTATGGCGCCCATGCTGGTACGTAGTATGTAGTACCATTTGACGCAACAAATGCTAAGTAACCTGCAACATTACCTGCTCCTATCATTGGTGGGTGGTCAAACGTTATTGGTCCTGCTGCTGGGCTAATCACATTGATTGGTCCTCCCATTGAATCTATTGTTCCAGCAGATGCGTCTGCACTAAATGTTGGTGCACTTCCTCCACCACCACCGCCAGATGGTCCTGTAGGTCCTGTAGGTCCAGCAGGTCCCTGAGGTCCTGTTGCACCAGTTGCTCCTTTAGAACCTTGTGAACCTTGTGAACCTTGTGGTCCTGTAGGTCCAGTTGGTCCAGTTCCGCTAGGTCCTTGTGGTCCAGTTGGTCCAGCAGGTCCTTGTGGTCCTGTACCGCCGACTTCACCTTTTTGTCCTTTAGAACCAGAGCCTCCACCACCTTCTTCTCCTTTCTGACCTTTACCACCTTGTGGTCCAGTTGGTCCAGCAGGTCCTTGTGGTCCAGCAGGTCCTTGAGCACCAGTAGCTCCTTTGTCTCCAGCAGAACCTGTGCTTCCTTGCGCACCTTGTGCACCTTGAGGTCCTTGTGGTCCTGTAGTTCCGGGCTCTCCTTTTTGACCTTTACCTCCACCGCCACCGCCAGAACCTTCTTCTCCTTTCTGACCTTTACCACCTTGTGGTCCAGTTGGTCCAGCAGGTCCTTGTGGTCCTGCGCTTCCTTGTGGTCCAGTTGGTCCAGCAGGTCCAGTGCCTCCAGCGGCACCTTTCTGTCCTTTAGCTCCTGAGGCTGCGAATGTCATCTGTACTGTTCTACCTGATGAGAATATATTACTTACCGAGGTATCACTCTTAGCTTTTACAGTTGATATTGTAATAAACACATGTGTATTAGCCATATCTGTTTGATAGGCTGTAGATTCATCTGTTTGTAAAATTATAAAATCAGTATTATCTTCCATGGATACTAAACGTATATCTGTTGGTGAACCATCATATGCGTCTAGATAGTCATATAATGAATTTGAACCAGCGTTCTGGTCAAATACTGATATTGCTAAACCAGTAATACTGGCCGCTGTTGTATTGTTTAATCTAAATTCTCCAGAACCGGGGTCGCCCATTGATGTGTTTGTGTCAAAGTTATATTGTAAACCAGCAGGTTCACCAGTTGGTCCTTTGTCACCACCAGCACCTTTCGCACCTTGTGGTCCAGCAGGTCCTGTGCTTCCAGCAGGTCCTTGTGGTCCAGCTGCTCCTGTAGCTCCTTTGTCTCCATCTGGTCCAGCAGGTCCATCAGGTCCATCTGGTCCTGTAGCACCTTGAGCTCCTTGAGCTCCTTGAGCACCCTGAGGTCCTTGAGCACCTGTAACACCTTTGTCACCAGCAGCACCTTTGTCACCTTGAGCACCTGTAGCTCCTTTAGCACCTTGTGGTCCAGTTGGTCCAGCAGGTCCTTGTGGTCCATCAGGTCCTGTAGCTCCTGTAGCACCTTTGTCACCAGCTGCTCCTGTAGCACCTTTATCTCCAGCAGCTCCTGTAGCTCCTTTGTCCCCATCTGGTCCAGCAGGTCCATCAGGTCCTGTAGCACCTTGAGCTCCTTGTGCACCTTGAGCACCTTGAGGTCCTTGTGGTCCAGCTGCTCCTGTAGCACCTTTGTCACCACCAGCACCTTTGTCTCCTTGTGGTCCAACTGCTCCTGTAGCACCTTTACTACCTTGTGGTCCAGTTGGTCCAGCAGGTCCATCAGGTCCATCAGGTCCTGTAGCTCCTGTAGCACCTTTATCTCCAGCTGCTCCTGTGGCACCTTTGTCACCAGCAGCTCCTGTAGCTCCTTTGTCTCCATCTGGTCCAGCAGGTCCATCAGGTCCATCTGGTCCTGTAGCTCCTTGAGCTCCTTGAGCTCCTTGAGCACCTTGAGGTCCTTGAGCACCTGTAACACCTTTGTCTCCAGCAGCACCCTTGTCACCTTGTGGTCCAACTGCTCCTGTAGCACCTTTAGCACCTGCTGGTCCAGTTGGTCCATCTGGTCCTGTAGGTCCGTCTGGTCCTGTAGCACCAGTAGCACCTTTGTCACCAGCAGCTCCAGTAGCTCCTTTATCACCAGCAGCTCCAGTAGCTCCTTTATCACCGTCAGCTCCATCAGGTCCTGTAGCTCCTTGAGCACCTTGAGGTCCTTGAGCACCTGTGACACCTTTGTCACCAGCAGCACCTTTGTCTCCTTGTGGTCCAACTGCTCCTGTAGCACCTTTAGCACCTTGTGGTCCAGTTGGTCCATCAGGTCCTGTAGGTCCGTCTGGTCCTGTAGCTCCTGTAGCTCCTTTGTCACCACCAGCACCTTTTAATCCTTTATCTCCTTGTGGACCTTGGTCTCCGGTTGCTCCTTTGCCTCCTTTATCTCCAATAGGTCCTTGAGGTCCAGTTGCACCAGTTGCTCCTTTAGAACCTTGAGGTCCTGTAGGTCCAGTTGGTCCATCAGGTCCAACAGCTCCTTGTGCACCAGTAGCTCCTTTACTACCTTGTGGTCCTTGGTCTCCTGTTGCACCAGTGGCACCTTTGTCACCAGCAGCTCCTTGAGCACCCTTGTCTCCACCAGCACCTTTATCTCCTTGTGGTCCTTGAGCACCTGTAGCTCCTTTGTCCCCATCAGGTCCGTCTGGTCCTGTAGCTCCAGTTACACCCTTGTCACCTTGTGCACCTTGAGCTCCTTTATCACCAGTTGCACCTTTATCTCCTGTTGCACCTTGTGGTCCTTGAGGTCCAGTAGGTCCAGTAGGTCCTGTAGGTCCTGTAGCTCCTGTAGCTCCCTTATCTCCTTGTGGTCCAGCTGCTCCTGTAGCTCCTTTGTCACCATCAGGTCCTTGGTCTCCAGTAGGTCCTTGAGCACCAGTTTGTCCTTTAGCTCCTTGAGGTCCATCAGGTCCTGTTGCACCTTGAGGTCCTTGTGGTCCTGTAGCTCCTGTAGCTCCTTTATCACCTGTAGGTCCTTGTGCACCAGTAGCACCTTTATCTCCAGCAGTACCTTTATCTCCAGTAGGTCCTTGAGCACCAGTTTGTCCTTTAGCTCCTTGAGCACCTTGTGGTCCTTGAGGTCCATCAGGTCCATCTGGTCCTGTAGCTCCAGTTGCACCTTTATCTCCGTCTGGTCCTGTAGGTCCTGTAGTTCCAGTAGGTCCTTGAGCTCCAGTAACACCCTTATCACCTTGTGGACCTTGAGGTCCGGTTGCACCAGTAGCACCCTTATCTCCTTGGTCACCTTGAGGTCCTTGTGGTCCTGTAGCACCAGTAGCACCTTTGTCACCAGCAGCTCCTGTAGCTCCTTTATCTCCATCAGGTCCTTGTGGTCCTGTGCTTCCTGTAGGTCCTTGGGCTCCTGTAGCTCCTTTATCTCCAGCTGCACCCTTATCACCTTGTGGTCCTGTAGGTCCATCAGGTCCGACAGCTCCTGTAGCTCCTTTAGCTCCTTGAGGTCCTTGAGGTCCAGTAGCACCAGTAGCACCTTTGTCTCCTGTTGCACCAGTGGCACCTTTGTCTCCAGCAGTACCTTTATCCCCTTGAGGTCCAGTTGGTCCTTGAGGTCCAACAGGTCCTTGAGGTCCTGTATCTCCTTTCATCGAAAGGGAAAAATAAACATCATCTTCATCAGAGAAGGTAGAAGTGACTGCACCACTTGCCCCGCCCTCATGTGAAACTGCAACGTTTCTGTAATCTCCTTGGTCAGAACCATTGCCAGTCATTTCGAAAGTAACATAGTTAGTTATGTCATCTTTCTTTTCTATTTTAATTCTATTACCAGTTACTAACATATCTGCTAGAATATTATCTAGTGTACCACCACTCTCATCATCTTCGAAAATAGATAATTGTGTAACGTTTGCTAGTGTAGCATGGTTTAAAACAATCTCTCCGTTTGTTGATGGTGCAGTAGTAGTATCTGTTAAATCTACATGCATTAAGAAAGTAGAAGCAGGTAATGAAACTTCTCCTTTAATACCTTTATCTCCTTGTGCTCCTTTGTCTCCCTGAGGTCCAGTAGCACCAGTAGCTCCTTTACCACCTTGTGGTCCTGTAGCTCCTGTAGCACCTTTGTCTCCTTGAGCACCTTGAGGTCCTTGAGCGCCTGTAGCTCCCTTATCTCCTTGAGGTCCAGTAGCACCAGTAGCACCTTTGTCTCCAGCAGTTCCTTGAGGTCCAGTAGGTCCGTCAGGTCCAGTAGGTCCTTGAGCACCTGTAGCACCCTTATCTCCTTGTGGTCCAGTAGCACCTTGAGGTCCTTGTGGTCCGTCAGCGCCTGTTACACCTTTTTGTCCTTTATCACCTTGAGGTCCAGCAGCTCCTGTAGCTCCTTTATCTCCATCAGAACCATCACCGCCAGCAGGTCCTTGTGGTCCTGTTGGTCCTGTAGTTCCTTGAGGTCCTTGTGCACCAGTAGCACCTTTATCTCCAGTTGAACCTTTATCACCTTGAGGTCCCTGAGCTCCTTGTGGTCCTTGGTCTCCTTGTGGTCCTGTATCTCCAGTTACACCTTTCTGACCTTTGTCTCCTCCAGCACCTGTAGCACCTTTATCTCCTTGTGCTCCACCAGCACCTGTAGCTCCCTTTTCACCGGGTTCTCCCTTCCCACCTTGTGGTCCAGTAGTTCCTTGTGGTCCAGTAGGTCCTTGAGTTCCTTGTGGTCCTGTATCTCCAGTTACACCTTTCTGACCTTTGTCTCCTCCAGCACCTGTAGCACCTTTATCTCCTTGTGGTCCACCAGCACCAGTAGTACCTTTCTCGCCGGGTTCTCCTTTACCACCTTGTGGTCCAGTAGGTCCATCAACACCAGTAGCTCCCTGTTGACCTTTATCTCCTTGTGGTCCAGTTGCACCAGTAGCTCCTTTATCTCCTAAACTACCTTTTTCTCCTTGTGAACCTTGTGGTCCTGTAGGTCCAGTTGGTCCTCCGTCACCTGTAACACCTTTCTGACCTTTGTCTCCTTGTGGTCCACCGGGACCTGAAGGCCCGTCTCCACCTTTTTGACCTTTGTCGCCAGTAGTTCCCTTATCTCCTGTTACACCTTTTAGACCTTTATCTCCTTGGTCTCCTTGTGGTCCAGCAGGTCCTTGAGCACCTGTGCTTCCTATATCTCCTTTCTGACCTTTGTCACCTAATTCTACAATGCTTGGACTACCATCATCTTTTTTAGTAAATAGTTTACCATCATACGTATTGATTGCCAATTCACCTAATTCTAAATCTGCATTAGAGGGCACGTCTGACCCCTTTGCACTACGTTTGTGGTAAATTCTATTTGCCATGTTTATGACCCGAAAGTCCCTCCATCTATCACACAGGCGTCGATGGTAACAGTGCTATTAGAAACATTCAAAGCGAATGCTAATATATCAATATCGTCGAAATCACCGTCATCATCACTATCTCTTTGAAATCTTATAACTGCGTTGTTGGTTTCTCCAGCAACTCCTATTCTTACTCTACTTGATGCCATTATTGTTCAACCTCCAGTGGGTAGTCATTCCTTCTTCCTATTACAATCCAGTCACAAGACCATGGACCATTTATCGCATCTGCATTAGATTTGATTTCGAACATGTTCTTATGTTTTTCCACTAACCATACATTATAATTACCGTGCGGTGTAAGCGACACGGTATAATCTGCAACTAACTTACCCCAATACGCTGGTAAAGGTATTTCTTCTGTGGGTGAGTGTGATTTGTCTAACGTTCCTCTCTGATACATACCGAACTCTGGTCCTTCTAATGTACCGTGTACTAACCTCATATTTTTCTTAATAGGGTGTGGTATATCGAAAGATTTGGTATCTGCTTTCAGATGTCCGTTAACTGTAAGAGCTGCATTACCTGTAGATGGTCCTCCAAATACAGTTAGCATAGTAGAACCATCACCACTATTATCTGTTTGGTTACCAGTACTACCTATAGTTAAGGCACCTGTCATAGTATCTCCACCATGTTGTACGAATACATCTGCCAGATTAATAGTATCATTGGTGTTAGACGTAGTTGATAAAGACAAAGCTGAAGCAGCATTAGTGTTAATTTGGTTTACTGTACCTCCAGTGTTTGTCGTAAGAATATTATAGTAATCAGAACCATTGAGCGTAGATTGCCACGCATCATCAGTACCATTCCATCTGATTGCTACGTTTGTTAAGTCACCTCTCTCTACCTCTATACCTGCATTAGCATCACTAGTGCCAGTTTGGTCAGAGTTTAATAATACGAAAGAATCTTTAATATTGACTGTCTCAGATAGAGTTGTGGTAGCTGTTCCTACTACATTGAGATTACCATTAATAGTAGTGGTTACTCCATCTGAACCTATGCTTACTGCTCCACCTGATGTGTTTAAATTTAATTGTGCTCCTGCTGCACTACCGTCTCTAGCTTGAATCTTATTTCCATCAATTGCTAAATTAGCTCCACCATCTGCACCTACTTGCACTATACCTGTACCATCGTTCAAATTAGCAGTAGAACCTGCTAAATTTACTTCTAGTGGTACACTTGGATTAGTAGAGCCTATAGCGAACTTAGTAGCAACTTTGGCTCCATTAGAGCTATCTAAAGTGAGCTCTCCAGAGCTAGGCCCTATAGTGCTCCCATTGTTTTGCATAATATAGTTACCAGTAGTCTTTATATTGCCTCCTGATACATAGAGCTTATCCCAGTCTGATTTACCTGTAAAATTAGCTGGGCCTATTGCGTAATTACCAGTCTTGTTAGCTCTAACATTTGCCGAAGAGGTATCATCCTCTCTAGTAAATGCATCACCAACTGCTGATAGAGAATTTATTTTATCGTAAACTGCATTCTTACTTGGTGCTACGTCTTCTACAGCGTCCCAAGTAGCGTCAAATGCATCATTGCTGACTTTATTGTCAACTTTATTTTTAATATATTGTTTGGAGGGTAGCCTGTCGTCTAATACTAGGGGCATTCCCTTTTTGGGTTTGTTGCCTGAAAGGGCTTCGTTATCTAAACCGTATTCCTTAACCATGTGCTATACTCCTAAAGTGGGTGCCTTGTTCTATTGGTGGCACCCATACCAAAATTTTAAGTCAGATAGTTATATCTAATCGCCGATTACGATAACTCCAGCTTCAGGTCTGATAACTTTTAGACCATATCTCATGGTCATGTAGCTACCTTGAATTCCGAATCCGGGGTTAGCTTCTTCTACGGTTAGACCGCGTCTCTCGACGTAAGCTACTGGCTTCATTGACATGTCAAAGACACCGAATCGGTTCTTTGGTATGTAATGGTTCATGTAGACGTTTAGTCCGTAGAGTTGTCCGACAATTCCACTTGCTGATACGTCGTTTACATAATCCAATCCACCTTTCTGGGCGTCGCCGCTTCCAGAGAATGGTGCAGTGAAGTCTGCTAAGTCGAGTAGAGTTTTGTAATGTGAAGGGGAAATCATCAAAGTATCTGCTGTTCCACCTTTTGCATTAATTAACTCCATAGCACTTGTAATATCTGCTAGACCAAGGTCACCAGTTGCATCAGTATCACCGTCTTGAGCTGCGAAGTAGTGTGAACCAGTGTTTGGACCGAGAGCGGCCAAATCTGCTGCGCTATACTCACCGTAGTCATAAATCCTTACTGCATCTCCACCTGTGGTTGGGGTAGACCCGTAGAAACCACCGTGTGAAGCGTTTGCGAAAGTTGTTATGTTTGCTTCAGTTGTACTTGCTGTAATGTGTGCGCCATTGTATCCAGTACCGTATTCTGCTTTATATAAACCGAATACAGTGTAGATGTAGTGCTGTGTTACGTGACGCTCGACGGCTCTTCTAGCTTCGTTCAAAGCCATTTCCATTTCTGAAAATCTTGAGTCTTCAAGCATACGTCGGGTTACACCTAC